AGTTTGTTCGCAAAGCGTGCTGTGAACCCACCTGATCCACTGACGGTTTCGCCGTGGATTATGGGCAATAACTGGTCGGGTGAGTCGATCAATGAGACCAGTGCGCTCGAGGTTTCTGCGGTCTTGGCTGCTGTGTCTTTGCTTGCTGATTCGGTTGCGTCGTTGCCGATCAAAGCTGTACGTCATGTCGGTGATCGGGTTGAGAGCGCACCTGTGCCGACGTGGTTGGATGCTTCGCTGACTGTGACCAGGTACGAACTGATCCACATGATCGTGTCGTCCTTGGCTTTGCATGGCAACGCGTATGTGTTCATTGATCGTGATGGTTCGTCGCTGCCGATCTCGTTGACCCCGTTGCACCCGACGAACGTGCAATGCAACGTGATCAACCGTCAGCGCTATTACACGGTCAACGGTGGCACTGTGCCGTTCGATCAGATGCTGCATCTGCGCTGGTGGACTCCACCGCAGGCAGCTACTGGGCTCAGCCCGATCGAGATGCAGAAGACCACGATTGGTTTGGCGTTGGCTATGGAACGTCACCTCGCACAGTTTTACGGTGAGGGTGCTACCCCATCATCAGTGCTCGAGGTTGACGGTGATCTGACGGCAGATCAGGCGAAAGCGCTGCAGGCGACGTGGGAAACTCAGAACCGTCGTAGGCGTAGGCCGGCAGTGTTGACGAACGGTATGAAATGGCGTGCGATCACTAGTGACGCTGCGTCTATGGAGATGAACGCATCACGTGAGCTCCAGATTGCTCAGGTTGCGAGAATCTTTCGTGTGCCTGCGTACATGATCGGTGCGCGTGGCGAATCGAACACGTACACAAATAACGAATCAGCCGGGCAACACTTTGTGACGTACACACTGTTGCCCTGGTTGCGTCGCATCGAGTCAGCTTTGTCGGAGTTGATGCCGAGACCACGTGAGCTCATGTTCGATACCGCAGGATTTCTGCGTGCTGATCAAATGAACCGTTACCGGGCTCATGGCATGGGTATTCAGTATGGGTTCTTGACTCCGAACGAAGCGCGTGCCGTTGAAGGGCTCGAACCTTATGACGGTGGCGACGAGTTTGTGATGGCTCTGCCTGGTTCACCGATGGCCGGACCTAATCTTGATCCGCCGCCTATGGGTGTTGATTCGGAACCTCCAGTCTGATGGCTTCATACGAACCGTCTACTGCAATGGTTGGTGAAGCACAGCAGGGGTTGGATTGGCGCACGGAGTTCGGGCGTGGCGGCACCGCTGTTGGTGTTGCTCGAGCACGTGACATCGTCAACCGACGTGCACTGTCTCTGCAAACCGTGCAACGCATGTCGTCATACTTTGCACGTCACGCTGTTGACAAAGAAGCGGAAGGGTTTCGGATGAACGAACCCGGCTTTCCTTCTGCGGGTCGTATCGCATGGGCTCTATGGGGTGGCGACGCAGGCCAATCATGGTCTGCTGAGATTCTGAACAGTTTGGATGGAAGGTCGGAACCCATGAACATTGAAACCCGTGATGGTGAGATCGAAGGCATCTACCCGATCACACCGCAGCAACGCGCACAGATGGAGTTTGAACAGGAAATTGTTGACCTGTTTGGTCAATACGATCAGGGCTCAGGTGCAGCTGGTGCGCACTATGCAGCCGTGTCCCCGGTCGCTGCTGATGGTTTGGTGTGCTCAAGTTGCGTGCATTACGAAGGCCCGAGGGCTTGCCAGATCGTGGCCGGCGACATTGACCCCGGTGGCATTTGCAAAAAGTGGGTTATCCCTGAGGCGCTTGTCAACCCTGACGCTATTGCTGCGCCGGCCATGACGGCTGATATGTCGTCGGTTGGTGATGTGACGCAACCTGCGCCGTCTGACGGTGCCCCGTTGCGTTATGCGTTGGTTGAGGCTGAGACTCGCAAAATCAATGGGCGTGATGTTGAGTTTCGTTCGGTGACTGTTGGGCCGCTCGAGGTGCGTGCAGCTGGTGACGGCATGTCGTTTAGTGGTTATGCGGCTGTGTTCAATTCTGATAGCGAACCGTTGCCGTTCATTGAGCAGATCGCACCTGGTGCGTTCAAGCGTTCGTTGAGTTCGGGTCGTGAGATCCGCATGTTCAACAATCACAACACCGATCAGGTGCTAGCTACGACCCGTAACGGTTCGCTGGTGTTGACTGAGGACGCACGCGGTTTGCGTGTTGACGCAAAGCTGCCTGATACGACCCTTGGTCGTGATCTTTCAACGCTGATTGCTGATGGCACAGTGCATTCGATGTCGTTCGGCTTCAGTGTTCCGCAGGGTGGCGATTCTTGGTCTGCTGACGGTGCGTCACGTGTGTTGCGTGAGGTTGTGTTGCACGAAGTTTCTGTTGTGCAGGGTTTCCCCGCGTACCCTGAGACGACTGGTGCAAGTGTTCGCACCGATGATGATGATGTTGTTGCGTCCGCACCTGGTGTTCCGGTTGCGTTGATGCGACGAAAGCTCGAACTGACCGCCAAGCGTTCAGTCGATTGACGGCTCGGGTCCGTGCCCGGAGCAGCTGCGGCTGCCACCACCACGAACACCACCCGTAATGCAGTAAAGCAAACCCCCAAACCCCTTACAGAAGGAGCTACAACATGAGTGAAGAACTTGTGAAGCGGCTTGTTGAGAAGCGCGCTTCGGCGTGGGAGCAGGCAAAGAACCTGCTTGACGTTGCGTCTCTCGAGAACCGTGACCTGTCGGCTGAAGAGTCGGCCCAGTTTGATCGGATCAACGCTGAGATCGACGCGCTTGATTCACGTGCGAAGACCATCCTTGACGTTGAGGCCCGTGAGCGTGCGATCACCGAAAGCCGTTCGGCTCTTGGTCTCCCGCAGGATTTCACCCCGGCTGAGATCCGTCAGGCTGAATCTTATGCGCAGATCATCCGCAGCATCGCTATGGGTGAGCGTCGCTCGTATGACTTTGAGCAGCGTGACGTTCTCACCACCAGCACTGGTGCACCGGTTCCGACGAACTTCTACGACCGTTTGGTTGAGCAGCTCGTTGTTCAGGGTCCGATGCTTGACGGAAACATTGTCACCATCCTCACCACTGACGGTGGCAACACACTTCAGATCCCGCGCACCAACGGCTATTCGACACCGGTGTTCGTTGGTCAGGGTTCCGCTATTGGCGAGTCCGATCCGACGTTCTCTGCGTTCATTTCGATGGGTGCGTTCAAGTACGCCGCTACCCTGCAGGTGTCGCGTGAACTTGTTGAGGACTCCGGCATCAACCTGCTTGACTTTATTGCCCGGCAGGCCGGCGTTGCTATGGGTACAGCGGTTAACGCTGCGCTCACTACCGGTACTGGTACGACACGCCCCAAGGGCATTGTTGTTGCGTCGACGCTTGGTGTCACCGGTGGTACCGGTGTTGCTGGTGTGCCGACTGCCGACAACATCTTGGATCTGGTGTACTCGGTTGATTCTCCGTATCGTCGCCGTGGTGGCGCATTTCAGATGCGTGGAACCACTCTCGCTTCGCTCCGTAAGATCAAGGACACCACCAACCAGTACATCTGGCAACCATCGCTGCAGATGGGTCAGCCCGACATGCTCGCCGGGTACCCCGTGTACGAGAACCCTGACATGGCCGCAACTGGTACCGCTGCGAAGTCAGTCATCTTCGGTGACTTCTCGTCGTACTACGTGCGTCAGGTCCGTGGCATCGAGGTCGCACGCGACGACAGCGTCGGTTTCGTCTCTGATCTCATCACGTTCCGTGTGACGTGGCGCGGTGACGGCAACCTTCCGGACGCCAACGCTGTCAACCATTACATCGGTGCTGCTACCTGATCACCGATCAACAGGTCGTGCTGCTCTGCGTCGTCTTGCCCGTGGGCGACGCAGAGCGCACACCACCTGGTTCTAACACTGGCAACACGGGACTACTGGAGACATCTCATGGGCAACAAAAGGAATCGTAATGCTGGTGGAAATCAACGGCATACCAACAGACCTACCGAACCAGATAGCGGAAGCGCTAACGCTGGCAATGAGGGCACTACCGGTATCGTCGTCCACTCCAACGCACCCTGGGCCGGCACCGGTTACGGGGTCCAAGCAGCGAACCTCACGCGCAAAATCAAAGCAACCGGGCGACCGGTCACGTTCTCAGCTAACTACGGGCTCTACGGTGGCATTACCGACTGGGAAGGCGTCGAAGTCTTACCGAACGGGTATCACCCGTACTCCTGCGACATCCTCACCGCGCACACCCAGCACGCAGCGCAAACCACAGGACACCGCACCGCTCTCCTAACCCTGTTCGATACGTGGGTTTATGACGGTGCGAACATTGACGGCATTGATCTCGTGGCGTCATGGGTGCCGGTTGATCACCTGCCGGTACCACCGAAGGTGCTGAAGTTCTCGCAACGACCAACGGTCATGTCGATCGCTATGTCACAGTTCGGGTTGGAGCAGCTGCAGCGTGCCGGCATTGACGCCGAGTACGCACCGCATTCGGTTGACACTGATGTGTTTAAGCCTGGTGCAACTGCTGGTGGTGCCGATGGGCGTGAGATTCTGAACATTCCTGATAATGCGTTTGTTGTTGGCATGGTCGCAGCGAACAAGGGCAGCGCACCTGTTCGTAAAGCGTTCGGTGAGAACCTGCTTGCTGTGGGTCATTTCATGGCCCAACACACCGACGTAATCCTGTACATGCACACCGAGTCGCGTGGTGCATCAATGGGCATTGATTTGAAAGCCTTAGCTACAGCCTGCGGTATCCCAGAAGACCGGGTTATCTGGGTTGATCAGTGGGCTTATTACGCAGGGCTCGGTCCTGATCTTCTCGCAGCGATCAT